CGGATATATTCCGCCTTCAACAGCGAACACAAGGTAATACAATGTAATATCCTCATCATATTGCATTACCAATTCAGGCACTACCTGAACTTCAACGGCCCTGCTTTCGCCAATTTCACCACCGTACGTCTCGGTTATCGGGCAGTCTGCTGAAAAATCAATTAGAATCCTTCTTGCCATTAGTTTCGCTCATCTCCTGCAATAATTGAATTAACACTTGCTCGGCGCCTTGCATAGCGTGTAGATTCGCAAGCGTCTGTTCCTGCTGTCTCTTGATTTCCTCAAGCTTCTTTTCTATTTTTTCTTTCGTCATTGTGTTAGCGCTCCTTCCAGAGTTTTAATTCTTTTATCCATCTTTTGAATTTTATCAACACAAAGTGCTATAAATTCGTCATATCGTAACGCATACGATATGTCGGCGTCATCTATTCCATTAAAGTTAAAATCGTTCATATTATCGTCGCTTCCAACTTTCTTGTTTTTACATATGCCCGCAAAATCGTTCGCAGATAATCCCTGTGACAAAAAAGCTTCTTCAACCTCTTGCGCAATAAATCCTGTATGTATTCTATCTCCCGAAACGTGTTTATAACTGACGGGCCGCAACATATCAAAAGCCGCTTCATATTTGTCGCTCAATGTTTCTATCTGTTCTTTAATTTTTCTATCACTATCTACTGTAACAGCGTTTGTAGAAGTGATGTTTGTAAAATATGAATATTTCCAACGGCTACTACTACTGCCGAGATAATGAGCCCAACTGGCGGTCGTTGGCCTCAATTTTATGCCTGTTGCGTCGGTCGTATTATCCTCAATTAATTCCACTCCATATGTGCCGTCATAGTGATAAGGCGAAAATCTTGCGCCAAACCAATTTGTGCCACTTGTAGAATAAACAAACAAGTGCCCGCCTTCTCCTGCGCCGTATGTTGTCGGCCCTAATTCCATTGAAGTTTTATCTGTTGCCACTAATTTTGTTGCTGTTATAGAACTGCCGCTTGATATTGCGCCGCTTATTTTTGAGCCACTTAACGTACTATTACTATTTAAGATGGTATATCCGCCGTATTTGAGAACTCCATTACCAAGAGTAAGCCAAGAAGATGTATCGTCTCCGTTTTGACACCGTATTGCACCTGTTCCGTCTCCAAAACCTATACAATCCAATCTCGCCATTTTAGTGTCGTCGCTCATTACTTGCAATGAAGCGCTTATGTAGGTCGTTGAATTATATGTTGCAGTGCCAATGCCAAATTTGCCTTTATAGCCATTAGGATTTACCGTTTCAAAACCGCCGAAATCAGAATAAATTTGTGCATATGAATTTCCGTCGTTATAGAATACGTCCATTGCCGTAAGAAAATCTTTACCGTCGCTCGAACGTTTCCCAAGAGATACACTTGAAGCGTTACCGTCTTGATAATACAAACCTAAACAATAATGTTTTGTGCCTGAGCCGTCTTTCGAGTAAGGCGCACAAATAAGACCTTTTAACGAATTGTTCGCATACATCTCAACGACGCCGCCGCTTAATCTTGTTTTATATATTCCCGCCACCGTTACAATTTCCGACTCGTCTGCCGAACTGTCTCCAAGTTTAAAATATGTCTCGCCGTCTACGCTTGTTATCTGGCCCGTTACCACCATATTACCAGTTACGGTATATGTTCCCATAAGTGCATTAACATACGAGCCAGAATTTGTATTTTTAAACCATAGGAAAAAGCGATAATATCCGCCTGCCGTCGCTTCGTATTCTAAGGATTTTGAATGTTTTGTATTAACGCTGTCGCTTGACGTCGTAAAATAATCGCCCTTATCTGTAAACGTTCCTGTTGCCGACGAGCTATATTGAACACGTCCGCCGATATATTGTGTACTTGCATCACTACCGACAACATAAGCGGCACACGTTATTCTTATTTTTGCGCCCTTTGCGGCGTAAAACGGCGCTGAATATAATTTCGCTTCTCCTGATATATCACTGTTTACGGATATTTGCGGATAAAGATTACTGTCTTGCTCAAAAGTGAATTTGCTTAGATAATCCGACGAATTAGCGGCCCACTTGCAAGAACAGTAATTGCCGCCTTGCCAACCTACATTGACTTGCTGGGCTGTAATTGTTCCTGTATATATCCCGTCCGACCCGATATATTTCAAGTCGTGGTCTACCGTAAAACTTGCTATTTGCGCTTGAGCCGCCGACGTTCCAGCCGACGTTCCAGCCGCCGTCGCTTCTGCTGTTGTCGCTTTAGAATCGACAGTCTCCATTAAATCGGTATATCCGTTAATTGCTGTAATACTTGATATTGTACTACCCTGTATTGTTATTCCATTTACAGACGTTTCGAGATTTTCTGTTGTTATCGGAGAAAAATTTAACTGCCCTGCTGATATACTGTTTGCCGTTATCTGGCCGCCGTAAATTCCTTCACCAGTAATTGCCGTATTATATGTTTCCCCGCCATCGCTTGAGATACCTATACCCGCCGTATTCATACGGATTAAGTTACCTGAGCCGTCTTGATATTGCTTTATAAGTATTTCGTCAGGATTACCGTCACCATTTGTATCGTTTATCTCAACATAACCGCCGTTCACGCCGTTAATAGCGGCCGTCGCTTCCTTAATAGCGTCCTCATATGCTGTCGTCACAACAGCCAGTTTACGGTCAACCGACGACAAATATATATCTTCATTAAGTTTTGGCGCTTGTGAATCCATTGATAGTCCGCCGCACAAATCAAGCGTTTGAGACACTATAATAAACGGCCTTGTGTTTGAATTAGCGTCTATCTCTATATCAAGCATATCGCCCGCTTCAATCAGCGGATTTCCTCGCCAGTGACACTCAGCAGGCCATATTGTTGTTCCGTTAATTGCACTAAGAACGTTTGTTATCTCAGTGTTTGTTATCAATGAATTAGCATATACTATTCCGCTTCCGCTTCCCGCTGTATATGTTCCACCGTCACCGTCATTATCATTGCTTGTAACACTTGATATTGTTGTTGATTCATCTGCTTTACTAACATATCCGCCTTGCCATTGACAAGAACGGTCAACCGTGTAGTTGGCGTCATAGATTCGGCCAATCATCAATTTACCCGCTGTATTTAGCCATACATTAGCGCCAACTATACCCGCTATATTTGCGATTGCTTCCGTTTCGCTCATAGCATTAAGAGCGGCCATATCTTCAGCGCTAAGCGTCCTGCTTCTCAACGTGCTGTATATAGCTGAATCGTTATACGCTAACGTTACACCCTTTCCGCTTGCGAACGTTGATAGAACGTTCCACGCTTTAGCTGATGAACTCCCGCCGCTGAACGTTCCAGTCCACTCACCGCTTATATCGTACCCTTTAAGGATTACGGTTTTATAATTATTATCTGTCTTTGCTTCATTAATAACGAAATATCCGCAAGGAATGTAAGCAACACTTGAGCCATAATTAACGCCGCACTCAACCTTTGCTATTTTGCCCTTAAATGCCGTTAAATTTGCCGTATTTACGATTTCTGCGTTAAACTCTTGTTGCGGGAAGCCGCCAGCCGTCAACTCCTCTGCGGCACAAAAATTCTGCTGTACAGTCAATGTTTTAAACTCAGTAAAAATCGCTGTTGCGTTCGAATCGGAAAACGCCCACGAATTACCGATTAACAACCTGTTGCTGAATGTTCGTGTTTGTGATTTTAGCGCTTCTTCTACGCTTGCTTTAACACTGCTTGATAATCCACTATACATATATCACATCTCCACGAATGATAGACTTATGGCGTCATATATCCACGACGACGGCACTCCGTCGTCTGTTTCTATTTTTGCTATCGGCGTATCTATTGTTGCGCAATAAACGTTTATCGCCCTATATGTTCCTGTTCTGGGATCGATAATCTGTACATAGAATGAATCCGATTTAATTATCGATAAGTATGAAGCCATATTTGTATTGTTAATACCGTAAGGCAACGTCATTTTTACAGTAAGCTTTTCTGTGATTTTATCCCTGAACATAGCACCTGTGTTATTATCGCGGCCACTTTTAGCACTATCAAGCGTCTGGACTGTAACATTCAATTCTGTCGGCGTCGGTAATGTAGTCCAACTACCACTGCTTGACGTACTTATTCTAACTGCATATGCGCTTGACATTTTCTCACTCCTTAATGACGTTTACTCCTAATTGACGATTTCTGCCGTTGATATATTCGATTACGGCCTCGCTTATAACTCTATTAGCAATAGTAAGTGTTATATTGTTTATGTTCCCACCTGCACCGCTTTCCGCTATTGCTTCCAAAAACGCTTGTTTCATTGCGGATATAGGCGAAACAACTTCCGCTTCTCTCTTGTTATCGCCGAGAATAGCGGCAAACTCACCATAATTAGCAGGAATAACCGTGCCGCTTGCCAGTCTGGGCAACGTTACGGGCTGAAGCGTATTAACTGAGAAATTACCTATCGGCGTATGCTCTTTTAACCAGTCTGGCATAGACGCTGTTAATTGATTTAGCTTGCTGATTAACTTGTTTATACCACTGATTACGCCATTAATAAACTTTTCAATTCCTGCAAGTATTTTGTTTATAACTCCCTTAATTCCATTCCAGATATTGTTCCACGTGTTGACGGCCGTAGTTTTTATTGCGTTCCAAGCGTTTGATAAATGCGTTTTCATTCCGTCGATGTTTCCCGTTACGCCGTCTCTAATTGCCCTTGCAATTTCAATAAAAAAAGTTTTCAAGCCCTGAATAACAGGCGTGACATTCGCTTTCCACCACTCTCGAATTATTGCAACCTTTTCCGCAACTGTTTGCCTAACCTTATCAAACGTTCTGGCAATGGCGGCCGCAACTTCAGTAAATACGCCCTGCTTTGCGCCGTATGCAATACCCATACCGAGCGCCGCCGCACCCGCTATAATCATAGGAATATTAGCCGTCGCAATACCAACAATTAACAGCACGACGCCTGTAAGCATTAGTCCCCACGTTATGACTTGATTAACCCACGAAGGAATTGCGTCAAAAGCGCCGCTGGCGCTTCCGTACCCTATGCCTACACCGAGCATTGCCGCACCCACTAACGCCATTGTGAGATTTGTTGTCGCAATACCAGCCACTAAAAGGGCCGTTCCTGCTATCATCAATCCCCACGTGATTATTTGATGTACCCACATAGGCACACTATCAAAAACGCCGCTTGATTTACCTATTGCAAGGCCCGCTTTAACGAGCGCTATACCCGCAAGAATCATAGGAATATTTACTAATGCAATACCCGCTATCAGCAAAGCCGTCCCAAGAATCATTGTGCCATACGCCATAATTTTTTTCGTCTTAGCGTCCAACTCGCCGAAATCACTTGTTGCAAACGAGCTTGACGAATCACTGCCTGACGAACTGTCTTTTTCGTCCGATCCTAATTGATTTATTTCGTCAAATCCTGCAAGTGATTTACTTGCGTCCTCTGCGGCCTCGCCGACTTCTTCTTCAGCACTTGCCTGCGCCTGCAACGCCTGTGCGTTTTTAGCCATCTGTGACGCTGATTTACCGAATATTGCCGACGTGAACTGCGCCATCTTTGCTGTTGCCACTTCAAGCGCCGCAACAACCTGCCTGACAACTGGTAATACAGCTTCCCACAACGGCTGAAATGCTGTTGCTAAATTACCTTTTATTCTTTGAAGCGATCCCGCAACCTGCGTATCTGATTTTGCAAGCGATGAAAGCGCCTCTTTCATTTTTCTCAACGCCTTAGTTATAACGCTGAAAATAAGAACACGTTTCATAAGACCTGCAACTCTATGCGTTACCATCTTAAATGTACCGCCGACACCCTGAACGGCCTTGCCGAATAATGTAGGGCGTTTTGAATCCATTGCGTCTTTTAATCGCTCTTGCGCTTCAGCGGCCTTTTGATTCAACTGTTCCACCTTGCCAAGCATACCGTCAACCTTGCCCTGCTCCGTCGCAAGTTTCTGCTCTGCTTTTTGTATTTGCGGGCCAATTTTGCTTTGCTCTTTTTCAAATTGTGTTTCTTCAGTCTTTGCAAGCGCTTCAACCTGTGCTTGTAACGCTTTCCATTCAGCGGATAACTTCTTTAACTTTTCACCAGCAATCTCACGTTCTTTATTCCAAGCGCCGCTGGCGTCGGTCAGCGGCATTTGATTATACGCCCTTTGCGCCGCTTTCATCTCTTTATACTTAGCGCTTGTTTGTGCGTTTAATCCTTCTAATTCCGCCGACGGCTTAAACTCAGCATTTTGTTTCTCGTTAAGGGCGTTTATTTCGGCTTTTAATTCCTCTATTTTTTTGATTTGAGCGTCATACGCTTGTATCGCTGTATTTGCGGCGCTCTGTGCGGCGTCGGCCTGTGCTTTAAATTTGTTTGTTACGCCGCTCTTGTCCTTAACTCCGAACGCCGTTTTAACTTCTTTAGCCATACGCCTAAATGCGCCTGTAATAATATCACTTGCTTTATTGACGCCCTGCGTATCAACTGTTGTATCAAAATGAATTGAGCCGTCTGACATTCTTAGCCACCACCGTTTAAAATTCTGTTTATTGTCTCACGTTCTTTGACTTCTTCTTCTGAATACCTTTTCTGTATCTCTACCATTGTTCTATGTTCCTTGTAAAAATCCTGTTCCCATTTTTCAAGCTTTTTCCCTTTTGATTTCTTTGAACGGATTTGTACAACTGTCGAAAACAACGATTTATCGTCTATCTCTTGAAAATACCCTAAGAACGTCCACCAATGCAGACGTTCGGATTCTCTTATTTCCCGCCCTGCTACACGATTAACGGCCGCAAATATTAACTGTTCGTCTTGTTGCCAAGATATAATGGGCTTCTTTTCCTGCTTTTTTGGTACATTCTGTCCGCCATCAAGATATTCCGACGCTTTTTCACACGCTTCTGTAAAATCCTCATATGGTATATCATCAGGATTAACAAACAAGCATAATAGCATAACTCTTGCTTTGTCTTGATTTGTTAAATCTGGATCACTTAAAGCGTCAAAAATAGTAAGCGCAACTCGAAAATCAGTATTTATCTCATATTCCTTGCCGTTTATTTCAATGGCTTTTGGTAATTCTCCTATCATAATTTGTTTTTAAATCTCTGTGCTTGCTTTGTATATTTATCAACACGCTTTTGTGCCGCTTTGTTTTCTGCTTTCAGGTCCGCTTCGATAATAGGTAACATAGCGTTTACAAACCTCTCATACAATGCAATACCGTTCCTTGTTGACAGAGGACTTGCACCATTGAAAACAATATCAGAAACTTTAGAATTAAAAATATAGTCGATCTGGCCACATACAAAATCCGTCATTTCTTTAACGGCTTCTATTGCCGCTTCTTCTTCTATATCTGCCGTACCATCTGCTTTTATTTTTATATCTTCATAACGCTTCATAAAAGCGTCTATCTGTTTTTGTGCCTCTACCGCCCTTGTTGTTAAAGCTATATCGGCCGTATCAACACGAATAACCCTGTTTTCATCACCATTTATTGTATATTCTTTGAAACCTTCATCAAATTGAATGTTTTTTGTTGCCATATATATATTCCTTTCATTATTAAGCATAAAGGCAGGCACTGGCCTGCCTTTGCTTCTTTAGAAATTATGCGGATATTGTAAATACTCCGTCTGCAACCGTACCTGATACAGCCGCCCTGTTGCCTGCATAATAAATATCGAACGGAATCTGTACGCCATCTTCTCCGCCTATGCTCTGCGGAATGATAACTACATCTTCTTTATATGCTGAAACAACAGTTATGCCGCCGTCAGTATATTCAAGAATAGCGTCGATAACGCTTGTCTTGAGCTCTGCGCCTGTTGAACGGTTATTAATGATAGCCATTAACTGCGTAAACAGTGCGTCGCCTTCATAAGCGTAAAACGGCTCAACACTTGCCTGCGGCTCATATCCCTTGACGTTTACGCTATTCTCACCGAGAATGTTTTTAGTCTGTTCAACGTCAACGTTCATCTCAACGGAATATTCCTCAAGATCTTTACCAAGACGCACAAAATGTGCTGTTCCGCCGAAACTATCGTCAATGAAATGGCCCAGCCATTTGCGCTCATATTTTGTTCCTGCTGTAATTGCCATCTATTTCACCCCTTATGGATTTAAATAATATTCTGCTTGTAATTGTAATTGATAACGCACGCCGTCCTTGACGTCGCCTGTTGGAACGTCAAATACCATTGCATTACTTGCGCTCAATTTGTTTATGTGCCCTATTTCGTTATCCTCGTCGTCTGTTAGCGTTTCGTTTTTTATGGCGTCAAGATAAAAGCCCAGATTTAATAAGAACGCTGTGTTTTCGAGACGTTGATAATTCGAAATCGGCTGATTAACGGCGTACAATACAAAATTGTGTCTCCTGAACTGTCCGCCGATAACGTCTGTTTTTTCAAGACTGTCACCGTTTGAATACATACCGAACGTACCGACTGTATTTTCACTGTAATCTACATCAACGCCGTTTGTAAAATCCGTCATATAAGGGCACGCCGATATAATGCTTTTTACTTTTTCAACTATATTCATCTTATTTTACCTGCCGCTTTTTGTGCCGCCGCTAATATTTCATTGTATCTGTCGGCTTTCATACGTTCAAACCAAAACGGCCCAGCTAACTGATTAAATGCCGTGCTATATTTTAACGGCTCGCCCGTCGGAAATTTTTTCGGCGGGCTATAAAAGCCGATTAACTCGCCCTTTTTAATTATGGGAAAATTCGGGCCGTATTTTTGGCCGTAGTATAGGTATCTGGCGTAAGGCGTAACATATGACACAAGGCCCGATCCTATAACCGTATGAAGCACCGCCGATTTAGCTAACATACCTGTTTGGTACGGAACATAAGGCGTCGTCTGCTTTATAACTTCACTGTCAACGACTTTTTGAATAAACCCAATTCGTTCATTCATTTTTTGTGCGTATTTTTTGCTGAATTTAAGCGTTATTTTCAATTCGCCGTTCTTTCCGTTGATAGTTACGTCATTCGGCTGAGAAACGCTGTTATATGCCATTTTTCCTCACCTCAGCGAAAATTCATAGTGCTGGGCGTATGCGCTCCCATATAATTTTTCGCTTATTGCCGCAACACTATGAACTTTGCCCAGAGACTTTAGCCCTGCGGCTATTGTCGCCTCGCTGGTATTGTCAATATCTGGCCCTGCGCCCTTAATAAAGAAATCCTTTGTTGTTACGGTTATTTCTTCTGTTGTCGGAATTATTAACCTTTCCGAAAACTGATTTACAAGGCCGTCACGCCCTGTATTAACGCTTGCAAGATTTTGCCAGAATACAGCGGGAAAATAAGTTTTTGTGTACCCGTCGCCTGTATCGTGATACAATGTAGCACTGCCGTTAGTAAACACGCCTGCTCACTCCCCTATATGCTATGCCGCTTTTGCCGAGCCAGAATCTAATAATATCAACCTTTTCGGCTTTTGCGGCGTTCCTGCGTTCGGTTTCGGAACGGTAAGAAACGGAATAATCGCCGACTGATTCGCTCGCAATAATTCCGCTTTTTTCCGTCGCTGTTTCGTCGGTCTTAGCCAGATAATTAATCAATTCGCAAGCACACATTTTAACATTATCGTCTGTTGTATCTATTGTGCCCGTGACGGCGTTTTCAATTTCTCTTTGCGCACGTTTATTTAGCACGGTAAATTCGGATATTGTGACAGACGATTTCGGATAATGGCGGATATAATAATCATAATCAATTATCATTTGTTGCCGCCTTCCTTTTTGTGTACTCTTTTGTGACTATATAAGGCGGATTTTGTCTTGAACGTTCTCCCGCATTCGTCACATTTGTAAACCGTACTATTTGTGCTTTTTTCCGCTTGTGCGGGAATTGTCAAGCCCACTGTTCTCATATAATCACCTTTCTTTTATTACTTATGCTTTGTGATGAAGATAAATGCCTGCAACCTTATTTTCATAAACGTCTGCAAGCGAAACGTTACGATAGCCAAACTTCCAAGCGTCGGCGTTCTGATTTGCTTCTGGAGTAATAATTTTCGGAGCAACGTGCTTATCATACTGGATAACTGCTGGCTTGTGAACGAGCATAAAGTTAATATCTTTGCCGTCGCTGGCCTTAGTATAATAGCCTGCTTCTTCACCGCTTGTTGTGCCGTCGTACTGGTCTATTGCTGTATAGAATCTTGTCTGCGGCACAAGAACGACTTTTGCGAAACGGTCATAAACTTCTCTTGACTTTGTTGTGTCAAGATCTTTTACAAGGCCGTCAAGTGTCGGAGTTATATACAGGTATCTTTCCTCATATGGTACTTCTGCTTCATCAAAAGCATTAACGCCAGCACGAAGGGCTGAGATTACGGCGTCGCCTGTTGAAAGTGTAGCGCCTTCAGCAACCTTGCCTATTCCTGTTGTTCCTGCATATGTTGCGAAACGGAAAGCGTCAAGTTCTGGCACAACCTTTGTTCTGATAAATTCAGCGGCGAGTTTGCCAAATGCTGTATTTATTGTTTCTGTATCATCAAGATAATCAACAGAGAACATACGGCCTCTGTCAAAATTACATTTAACGGTTTCCCACGTAAGAGTTACGTCACCGTTTACATATCCACTGTTGCGGGAATAATCTGCAAGGCCCTGCATTGACAATTTCGGTATAACGATTTCGTCCGCATTAATGCCTTCTCTCATAAGGTCTGCTGAGCCGTCAAGGTCTGCTGTAAGAGAAGCAAGTTTATAAATCTCGTCAAGCATTGGTACATACTGTTTTGCAAGTGCTATTGAATTTGCCATAATTTAAAATCTCCTTTAATCAATTTTTAGGCCTGCCGCCTGCCTAAAAGCAAGCACGTCAGGTCCGTACTTTTCGCCGCCTACGGGCGCTTTACCCGTTCCGTTATTGTATTTAGGCGGCTGAGCTTGTTTTACTGCTGGATATTCTTTTGCGGCTTCTTCTGCCGCTTCTTTGACGCCTTTAACTGTTCCGTCCGCTTCTACCGTTATTTTTGAAAAATCCATAACCTTTTTTAGCAATTTTTCATCATAACCTTCAAGGCCTTTAATCTCCGCCTGAATTAAGCGGGCGTTTGCTGTTGCCATAGCGTCATTTACTGCCTTAGCGCTTTCGCTCTGCATTCGGCTTATTCGTTTGTCTATGTCTCCAAGTTCTTCACCATCGCCTACATTTAGCGCCTTTCTTAGTGCTGTTTCGTAATTTTTAGCCGTCTGCCTATACGCTTTGCTTTCCTCTCTCAGGTCGTGTACATAATCGGCTGAAAATGTTTTTGCTTCCCCGCCTTGCGCTGGAGCGACATTCTTTGCCTTTTCCTGTGCTTCTGTTCCTGTTTCGTTATTTGTTTCTTCGCCTTCGGCAAACAACTGTAAATCGGTTTTAATCATCTGGATTTCACCTTTCTTTTCGGGATCTGCCCGTATTTTTATATGTTACTCAACGGCCTCTGCCATTGTTTATAACCTTAAATTATTTCGTTCTTGTTTTTGAACATTTTGCTAAATTTTAAAGCCCATTTCAAAACGGGCGTATTGCGGCCTTAATCCGCAATGCTTTGAAAAATCGTTATATAACTGATATAAGCGCTGTAACTTTGTTTCGGCGTTCTTGAGTATAGAATTATCACCGCTGGCCTTTGCCGCCGCTTCTGCCGCTATAATTCGCCTCTTTTGCGCTCTTATCGTTCTTTCTATCTGTCTTTGTTTCTGCGTCGCTTCATACTTGGTATAATGCTTGCCCTGATACGTCACGCCTTTTGCGTTATCTTTCGCCATTTGTTTTAATTGCTTCTCGGAATAAATCGGTTTGCTTATTCCTAATATTATCGGAAAAGCAATATGCCCGCAATTCAATGTTCCTATTCTTCGTTTTAACTGGCTTTGTAACGCCTGATACTGTTCATCTGTGTACTGGCGGCCCTGATACGGCTCGTGATCTGGAGCGCTCATTGCGTGCGCTGACAATTCCCAACCGTTAGCGCCCATTGTATCGTGATTATTTTCACTTATCTTTTCTTGCATAAGGCCGACGCCGCCAAAAACTGACCGCCGCACGGCCGCTTCAACTGAACACCGCTGTCCGCTTTCGTATGATATAGTCTGTACGCCAAAATGTACAAGATTTCGTGTAGCGTTCTTCACCGCTGTTGCATAATCCGTCGCTCCTGTCGCAACTTGCATATGTGCGAAATCGCAACAACGCTGGTATGCTGTTGTAAGCGTTCCAGTCTGTCCGTCTGGTAGTACAAATCCCATTGTCTGCGTTATGTTATTAAATTCGTCGTCTGCAAGCGCTTCCGCCGCTTTTAGAATTTGTAACAATTCGGCGTTATTCTCAAATGGTACGGCCTCAACGCCTAAAAAATCGGCGTCCATTTTATAACCTTGTTTTGCGCTTTCCTCTATTAGCGCTTTAATATCCTCTTTCGCAAGGCCCGTTCTTCGTTTAATCTCTTTTTCGATTTGCTTTTTCGGTATTGATAAATTTTTTAAACGCCATATTTGATATTGTGCCGTACTTGTAAGCGTTCCCGCTTCGGATATTCGCCTGCATATATCCCTTAGAATCCAGTCTGTAAGATTATCTATTATATCTTGCGTTTTAATCTTTAACTCGTTTATCTGGTCGATACTCAGCATTACTGTTCAACTTCTTCTGTTTCTTCTTCTATTTCTTCATCTTCTATGCTTTCGCCGCCTTCGTTATCGTTAAATCCTGCGCCTTCCTCGCTTTCCTGCTCGCCTGCGCCTTCTTGTATTAACTGTTCCATCTCTGGCATATATTGCTTGCGTATTGCCTCTAAATCGGCGTCGGTTTCGTGCGGCAATTCATAATACCACGCCAGCGCCAATTCGGGTTTTAACAAGCCGATTTGTACCATTGTAAGCAATTCTGCCCACGCTTTATCACGATTATACAAAACGCCGTCGCCGTAATCGCAAGAAATCTGTGAAGGATCAATTTCTTCAGCACCGCTAACGTTATATATCTTTCCTAATTCGCCAGCTAAAACACACGCTTCTTTTACTGCTTCAGTCCATACCGTTTGAAAATCAATAATCGTTAAATTGTATTCGCCCTTTGAATCTGTAATTTCTGTTGCCGTCTTATCTTCTTCTTGAACGTTCGCAAGTAATCCCCTTTTAAGACCGATTAACGATTCTATATTCCTTAAATACTCGGTTTTTCTATTAAGGTATGACATCTCACGGAACGCTGGAGAAAACGGGTGAATACCAACATCTTCTGGGTTATCGTCAAGGCCCGTAAACACTTTATCTACAAGCGTTTTTTCGCCGTTACTGTTAATTGTTTTCAACATATCAGCCGATACAACAATTCTCGCCTGCAACAAATCAAATTCATCACTTAATTGCTTCTCATTGCGATTAATGTTATGTATCAACTTTCGGGCTGGCTCGAATATCGCTACACCGTCATTGCTTCCGTCAACGTCGTTTAAAATCGGCGTTTTGAGATATATAAGCCCGACGTTATTAATCGGCAACTCAATTCTCGGCTCAAGCCCTGCATACCGTTCCAATGTTGCAAGCGGCACGTTTACGCCTAATGTATGCGCCTCTCTGGAATAAAACAGCTTGCTTTCAATTATTAATTTCCCATCTTCAACACTTCTTTTCTCTAATAGCGTGAAAAAGTATTCATCATATGTTGAAAATTCCGCCGTTCCGACTGCTGTTATCCTGCCTTTTGTGTCTCGCCCTAACGGTATAAAACAGTCTCGTCTAATAGGCATAAACGTTATTTTTTCGTTCTCAATTACTGGCTTCAACAAACATTCTCCGCCCATCAACATATATTGAACTGTTTGCCTTTTTACTGCGTTTAATTCCTCTAACACATCAACGCAAAAAGACTTTTTTGTGCTGGCCTTATATGCGGCCTCATACTCTGCAAACATTGTCTTTGCTATTTTATTGACTATGATAACAGGCAAGCGCTGACAATCATCTTCAAATTCTCTGTCATTGTCTCCGAAATACAAATCGAAACATTCCTGTATAACCGCCGTCATTTCGGGCGACGTCGTGTCCTGAACTCCGAACGCCTCTTGAAAATTTGCAACGTTATTGTCAAACAACGCACTCAATATCGCCACTTATTAATCACCTCTGCCGCTGTTGATTATCTGCACTTTTCTTATTGCTTTCATTCCGCTTTCAATTCCGTTTATATACGCTTTTAGCCGTTCGTTCTCTGTCGTCAAGCGTCGTATCTCTTTTTTATAATATTCTTCGTTATCGGCCGCCGCCTGCTTTGCGTATGCGGGCAAAAATCGGCTTATAAGCCATTTTTTAAACTTCGTCATATTACTGACCTCTCCGACGCCATACAGGTAACATAGCGTATCTAACGGCGTCTATGCTATGATTATTCTTATCTGGATAACCGCTGATTATTTCGTCGTCTTTATTTCTTTCATACTCATAATTAATAAACTCGCTCATTGTCTCTGGGCAACGTTTCGGATCAATAACTATCTTTACTAACGACTGAAGCCATTTCATAGAATAATCAACACTGCCTGCGCCCTTTTCCGTCGGCCTTGCTTTTAATCCGTATGAACGGTAATCGCCTATGCTTTTTGGCTCGGCACTATCGCATATAATTTCGTCATTTGCTGTCACGCCCTTTTCCTGCATAAGAACGTCGGCCGTCTCTTTGTTGCTCTTTTTGTTAGCTCGGTATTCATCATAAACATATAACGTCAAACGGGCCGAATCATAATAACACGCTACATACGCAAACGGATCGGGATAATATCCCCAGTCAACGCCTCTGTATATACGGTCAAACTGTTTCACCTTGTCATTGCTTATTTCCTCTATGACGACATTTTCAAATACTGCGCCGCCTGTTGCATTAGCAATGCCCATATATTCGTGCTCATACGCCTTCGGGTTAACTTCCCTTAAAAACTCCGCTTCATCAATGAACACCTTGCCCAGCCATTCAGCGGGCACGTCTTTATATGTATTATGTACTATTAACCTGTTTTCTTTTGGAATTAAACAATATTGATTCGCCCAGTTATTAGCTGATTTCGGCGGGTTAAATGATTTGAATATATACGCTATATCCCCACCACGTACGGCGCTTTGCTCTATGTTTCGTACGGCGTCTGCGCCCTTAAACTGGTCTAATTCTTCAAACCATAATATACCGATATAACCAAACGGCAATTTTATTGATTTAATTTTTGTCGGCTCGTCTGCTCCCCTGAACAGGATTTTTTGCCCTGTTTTCTTATATGTTATTTCAAGCGGATTTTTAGTATATGTAAATTCGTCCGTCATTCCTAACATATCAATAGCCCACATTATCTGATTATAAACCGAATCACGTAACGTATTGCTAACCTGTCGTAAAACAAGCCAGTGAACTTGCGGGTTATTGCGGAATACTTCTAATCCTTCAATAGACAAAAACGACGATTTAGCACTACCACGCCCGCCCTTCAGCACATATTCTGTATGTTTGCCCGATAACATATCACGTCTTACGGGCTGGAACACGTCTGCTATTAACAGAGGATCTATGCGGAACGGTCCTTCTTCCTTTTCTGGCTTTTCTTCTTCTTCGCCTAACATTTTAACGGCCATCTCCAAAACTCTTGCGTCGCCTCTTATGATGCCGTTCTGCACTATCGACGTAACTAACAGTCCCCTGACGTTCATATCTTCTTCGTCTTTGAGGAAGCCCGACGTCGCAATGTAGTCAAGCATATCTGGATTTGTTACGGCCGTATCAAGCACCTTCGCCAGAATTTCTTTTGTCGTCTTATTCCTGCGCCTCGCCTCTCCGCTTGCTATTCCACCTTTCCTGCCGTTTTTTGCGGCTTCTGTGCGGCTTTGCTCGCTTGTAAACGCATTCTTTTTTAAATTGTTTCTCTGCTTATCTGTCATATCGGCTCACCACGTCTGCGTCTATCGCCATAAAAGAACGGGCGTTCAACATATCGTCGCCCGCCCTTCCCTTTCTCATTTTTTCGCACTCTTTTTTCCGCTTTTGTTGTTAGCGCTTTTTTTGGCGTCGTTTTGTTTTGCAAACTCGCCCAACCCGTATTTTTTCCTTAATTCCTTCGGAATATACTCAGTCGGCTCGACGTATGTATTCTTTTTTTGTGCCATTTCTTTTTACTTTCCTTTCAAATATTTATTTAATGTATCGACTATTGCTTTACTTTCTGCGGCCGCTTTGCTTCCGTTACAGTAAACGTCACTGTAAGCTTCTGCAACTCCTTCTTCGTTATTTGCTGACGCATAACGGCTGATTTTCTTTTCCATCTGTACAACTCCCCTAACGCTCTTTGAACGTACTGCTTTAAGAGATTCATTACATATTCTTGTCGCCGCCGCTTTAAATTCCAGTCCCATTTTTTCTGCGGCCATTTCGGTAAGGGCGTGCCCTAATTCGTGAGCGGCCACTGCCTGTAAACCTGACTTGCCGCCTCTTGACGGATGCCAATTCTGTTTTACTGCTTCATCATACGCCTTATTCATTCCAGTATTATTTAAATACGTTTCATTAACTGTAATTGTTTTGGCGTACGGCCTGTAAAACGCCATTGTTTGATAATCTGGATTTCCGTTTTCGTCAGCAAATCGTCCAACCGTTATATCCTCAATGACATATCCATATTCCCCGTATGTTTGTTGAAATGCGCTCAGAACTTCGTCAACCTCTGCTTGTTTGCCTTCACGTTCCGATACAAGCGAACGCTCGTCCATTACGTCTATTTTGCTGTTGCCGCCGCCACCTTCACGGCCGCCACCGCCGCCGCCTGCTCCACGTCCGCCAAACAACTGAATATTAACGCTTATCATTAAATCATTCTCCCTTTTATTTTGCCTATTAATATATAAA